TCGTCGAGATCGGAAACGGTCAGCAGATGGGTGCCCTCTTGTCTTTTCCCCTGTTGTGCGTACAGACGTTCGCTTTCGTTCTTTGGTCACTGGACGTCGACCTGGGGATGATTAATCCCAGTCGATACGATGCATGCCTTGTGAACGGTGATGACGCATTGCTGCGAAGCGATGACGTACAGGGTTTTTTCTCTCGGGGGCGCCTCACTCCTTCCATCTTAAATCCCGTTAAGACCGGTGTGTCGGCCACGTGGCTGAACGTTAATAGTACGCTTTTTTATTTTTCTAGTACGTGGAGGAAATTCGTCGTGGCGCCATTTGTTCGACCGGCGCAGTTGGTTCTCGGAGAAGTAAGTGGTTTAGGAAAGACATGTGCGGATGTGGTGGAGGTTATGCCGAGCGGGAAGATGAGGACTAGGGCAAAGACGGTCTTAGTTTCGAGGGCGTGGCAGTTACTCTCTAATGTCGGACGTTCGTTCTACTTCGCAGGATTCCGGGGTTCAACCTGGATGCCGCTAATAGCGAAGTACCGACAATTCGAAGAGATATGCCGCGTCTCACGGAACGAGAACTCTTGGCCGGAGCCCACCTCCCTTTTCGCCGAACCTCTCACTAGCCCTCCCGCCGCCGTCAAGTACATTCCAACTGAAAAGCTCAGGAGCCTTCTGTCGGTTTATAACTCGTGGCGCCGTTTCGGCGTTCGACTTCCGCAGGAAAGGAAAAAAGAAAAGTTGGAAAAACAGCGTAAGGATGCCGTGTGGGACTGGAAGATGGCTAGGGAAATGGAATTGGCGCGGGAAAGGAAATGGGGTCGGAAGGTGCGGATGGAAGGTTTAGGGAGATGGAATGGCTCGACACAGTACAAATCCAGGGCGGTGAGATGGAGATGTCTGTTGAAGAGCCTGAAAATCGAAAAAAAAAAGGACGAGGGGTTGGTTCCGGAGGGCTTCGCGGCTTTCTTTGCGACGGAGGGGAGCGTGTCCGTTCGCGTTGATCGCCGTGTGCTAAGCCACGTGGGGGGTATCTGGGGCCGCAGGTACGTGAGGGAGTTGGCGGCGACGTCGGGGGTTTCTTTTCAACCAAAGCAGTAGAGACTTTCTCCTGCACCACTCTTCTGTCTGACTCGGGGCGTACTGGGAAGCTTTCGCCTCGGTACCCGGGAGATGAAGACATTAGACATGGCTTTGGCGTTTGGGACGACGTCATTGTACCTAGTGGTAGTTCCGCAAGCGTAATCGCTGGTTGGGAAGTTACCGGGACGGGCGACCTGTGTGGCCTCAAATGGCGCACGTGATGGGTCGGAGGAACCTTTT